CCGTCTGTCGTAACAGAACCCGGAACGTAATTCCGAGGGAACGCTGGCCCACCTGTGTTTTTCATTGCGGCAGCGTCCAAGTAGGCTTGCGGGAAAATTGATCCAGCACCCACAAGTTTTTTGAGCGAAGATATCTTATTGCCATCACCCACTTTGCTCCGTTGCGCCTATTGGGATGCAGCTTTCTTGCTTGCGTGGTTAAACTCATTTTTGAATCCTCTCGATCTCACGCTCCAGATACCAGCGTGCTTTTCTCAGGTCAGCATCCGCTTCCCCCTTCAGCCCGGCGCGCCAGATGTACTTGATGGCGTTGCCCAGGTTAAAGTTCATGTGCTCGGTGATCTGGATGCACTCGATCCCCGACGGGTGTCCCTTGTAATGCTCCGGGTTGGTTGGGTCAGAAGCCATTGAGCAACTCCATCCGCTCCCGCGACACGCGCAGGACGTTGTACCGCTGGTGCAGACGCTCCAGCACCACCACGCGCCGGTCGCCCAGCTTCTCCGCTTGCAACATCTGCAACACTTCGCCCTCGGTTTTACTTGCAAGGACGTGGTTCAACTCACGCCAGGTTAGCCGCTTCAATTTTCTTCTCCAGTTCGTTGATGTTCTTCAGCACCCGCACCAGCCCCCGTTGAGCGGCGTTGAACTGCCGGTAACGGATGGTCAGCTCGGCCTCTGCCGCCCGCAACTTGTTCTTCAATGTGTCAACTTTCTTCACTTCAGTGCCTCCATTGCCATCTCGGATAGGGATCTTTTGTCATGCAGCGCGGCGTAGATCTTCTCGTCCACCGTTGCGTTTGCCATCAGGACGTAGCACCACACGTCGTGCTTCTGGCCGCTGCGGTGCAGGCGCCCGATGGTCTGCTCAAACAGCTCCAGCGACCAAGGCAGAGACAGGAACACGATCTTGCTGCCACCGTGTTGCAGGTTCAGCCCGTGGCCGGCAGACTTGGGATGCACCAGCAGCAGCTCGATTGCGCCAGCGTTCCAGCGGTCGATGGCCTCCGGCTCATCCAAGGTGGACGCCCGTGGGTAGCGGCGCTGCAACTCGGCCAGCTCGGCCTTGTACTGGTAGACGATGATCGTGTTGGCGTGCTGATTCTCGGTCAATAGGTCATCCAGCAGCACGAACTTGGCGTCATCAAAGAACACCGCCCCCGCGTCGGTGTAGACGAACCCCGATGCCATCTGCTGGAGCTTGCCCGTCACTACCCCGGCGTTAGCGGCGATGGCAGTGGTGGTGGGAAACTCCGCGATGAACTTCTTCTTCATGTCGTCATACGGCCCCCGGTCGCCCAGATCGCAGGTCAGCACGACCGTGTGCAGCGGGGGCAGCTTGTCGGCGTACACACCCGCCTCCAAGACGAACGTGGCAGGCTTGATGCGCTCCATGACCTGCTCCAGCGCCCCGGTGGCGGGCGTCCACTCACCGAAGTCGCGGTTGATGCAGTGGAAATACTGTTGCAGGAACGCCCCCTTGGCGCGGCCCAGCAACGACTGGTCGATGACCTTGCACTGGCCGAATACATCCTCCAACCCGTTGCTGGTAAAGCTGCCGGTCAGCCCCCAGCGGATACGCATGGCGTCCAGCACCTTAATAAGTGCCTTGAACCGCTTGCCCGATGGGTTCTTCAGCCGGGTCAGCTCATCGAACACCACGCCATCAAAGTGCAAGGGTTGCTCGGCCAACCATTGCAGGTTGTCGTAGGTGGCGACCACCACCTGGACGTTAGCCTGTAGCGCCTTAACCCGCTGCGTCGGTGTGCCGATGACAACCGATAAGGACAGCGTGGGCGCCCACAGCTTGGCCTCCACCGGCCAGACGCTGACGGCGACCCGCTTGGGTGCGACAACGAGGAACCGCTGCACCACGCCATCGCGCAGCATGTCGCGCATGGCGGTGAGCGTGATCGCAGTCTTGCCCGCGCCAACTGGCGCCAAGATCATCGCCCTGTCACGCTCGTACAGGAAGTCGGCGGCTAACTCTTGGTAAGGTCTTAACCCCATTGCATCACCATTGCGTCTGCAATCCCTTGATACGTTGCGCTACGCAACTTCCAGCGGTCAACACTAGGCCCCAATTTGTTCTGGCCGGAAGGCGTCTGGTTGGCGCGGCGCGTCTTGTTGTCACCTGGCAGCTTGTCGGTAGGCGCCAACGGCGACAAATTCTTCAGCCACAGGCACGTCTTTTTGCTGGCGTCATGCCCAAACCACCACGGTTGAATGATCTGATCCGGCTTGCGGATGCGGGTGCTAATAATGCTGACCGGGTTCTCCAGCGCAATCTTCTTGATTGGCGCGTCCAGCAACAACTGCACAAACGCCAGCGCGGCTTCCGTTAATTTCGGGTCGCGCAGCCCACGGGTTGTCCAATGCATACCGGACACCGACAGATAGGTGCAAGGTGGGTGCGCCACCATCATGTCCCACCCGTCGGTAATAACGTCAAATACATCCCCTTGATAGTGTGGGCCGGGCGCGTCAGTAGGCAACAGATCGCAACTCATTGCGGTATGCCCCCCCCGTATGAACGCATCGCGCACGATGCCGCTGTACTCACAGGCCACCAAGATACGCATCGACTTCCTCCTTCGATCTAATCACAAGGTAATTCATCCCCATGCGGCGCATGTCAGCGGCGAACAGCTTCTGCCACGGTGACAAGCGCCCCTTGGCGGTCTTCAGTTCCACAAACCACACCACGCCCCCTGGCAACAGCACGATGCGGTCGGCCACACCGACATGGCCCGGTGATACGAACTTGTATGCCTTGCCACCATGCTCGATGGCGCGGCGCACAAGGTAGCGTTCGATGTCACGTTCAAGTTCCATGAAAGAAACTTTAGCACAGAAATAAAAAGTGTGGTATTATTTTTTCTCCACTTCAATAAAGGACACTAAAAATGGAATACCACGGTGATGAAGACTACAAGGCAGAACCTACCGAGCGCGAGCTGGTACTGGCGCTCGCGACAATAGTCGAATGCATCATGGATCATGGCGGTTACCCAGCGCAGGGACCCCGTCAGTTCGACTTGTACGATTTTCTTTTCGAGAACCGCGACCCGTCCTACGCGATGGAGATGTACGTCGCCGCAATGAGCAGCGACACTTTGTCGTTTGAGATTCGCGTCGAGCGCGAACGCAAGTTGGTGGAGGCGGTGCTGTTCAAGCATCTGCGTGACTCTGAACTGGTGGCTGACCACGCTGCTGCGGAGTATGCCGAATGAAGCACTCCACAGTCGTCGGCGGTAGCACCGCCAAGCGCGTGATGAACTGCCCCGGTAGCGTGGCGCTGGTGCAACTGGCCCCACCGTCACCAAGCAGCGTCTACGCTGACAAAGGTACGCTGCTGCACACCGCGATCAGCGAGGTGCTGCTGGGCGAGGACAATGTGATCGGCATGACCTACGAAGGCCAGACCCTCGACCAGACCCTGTTCGATGACAAGGTGCAAGTGGCCCTTGACCTGTTGGACACGCTCGACCCTAACGGTGAGATGAAGCTCGCCATCGAGACTCGCGTTGGTTTCGGCAAGTTCCTCCCCGGTGCGTTCGGTTCCTGCGATGTGCTGGGCCGCATCGGCGACACGGCCTACGTCATTGACTGGAAATTCGGCGAGGGCATTGCGGTGGACGCCGAGCAGAACGAGCAGCTTATGTACTACGCCGCTGCGGCCATGCGTACCCCCGAGGTGGCATGGGTGTTCGATGGTGCTGTTGCCATCGAGTGTGTCATCATCCAGCCGCCAGTGATAAGGCAATGGACGACCACACCCGCCCGCATCAAGGCGTTTGAGAAAGAGCTGAAACGTGCGGTCAAGGTCGCCAGTCTGCCCGATGCCAAGCTCAACCCCGGCGACCATTGCCGGTTCTGTCCCGCGAAACCAACCTGCCCCGCGATGACGGGTGCTGTGGATCGTGCGCTGAAGGTCAAGCTCGACGCCATCGACGATGAGATGCTGGGCAAGTACGCAGCCAACGCCGTGCTGTTGCAGGGCTGGATTGATGACCTGAACGCGTTGGTGCAGACCAAGATCGAAAAGGGCTATAAGATACCCGGCTGGAAGATGGTCGCAAAGAAAGGCCGTCGCCAGTGGGTGGATGAGGTGGTGGCCGCCAAGACGCTGTTGGGGCTTGGCATCAACCCGCAAAAGCCCTTAGAAATCATCTCCCCCGCGCAAGCGGAAAAGAAACTAAAGAATCTGCCTGAAGGACTGACCGTGTCAGTGTCATCAGGCGATACGTTGGCACCGGACTCTGATCCGAGGCCAGCGGTTTTGCAAATCGGGCAGCAGTTGACCGCAGCCCTCTCTAAACTTGTATAAAGGACACTAAAATGATGCTAAAACAAGGTGAAGTCACAGCGGCAGATGAGCAAGCACAAGCAGAAGCAATTTATCGCGACATTATAGGTGTGGTAAACGCTCACCAACCGTTGATAGCTGGCGCGGTGGTTACCGCACTGGCTACCGCCATAGCGGAAGCAACAAGCAGCCTGTCCGAGCCGATGAAAATCGCGGCAATAGCGTATGCGGGTCGTGTGGTCGCAGAGCACCACATTCAAGATGTAGTCCAATCAAATCAAATCAACTAGGAGTACAGTAATGTCAAATATCGTCACGTTCGCAGGTGCAAATCTCCCCACCGTGCAGTCACTCAGCACGGCCCTTCGCAAGATGGAATCTGCCGCAGGCCCGTCGGGCGTTGTGATCCTGAAGATGGATCGCACCGGCCACTGGGTGTTCGGTGCAGACCAGACCGAGGTGGAAGATGGCAGCCAGTGGGCCGTCAACCCGTTCAGTTTCGTGCATGGCTTCATCGCCTGGGGCGACGGCGAGGTGTTGGGTGAGAAGATGGCCTCTGTCAGCGACCCGCTGCCGGAGTTGGACGCAGCGCCCCCCGGCGCCAAGAAGGGCTGGGAGACTCAGGTTGGTATGTCGTTGAAGTGCATCACCGGCGAGGACGCCGGCATGGAAGCGCGGTTTACCACCACGTCGGTGGGCGGCAAGCGGGCGGTGCAGGAGCTGGCCGTGGAGATTGCCACCCAAGTGGATAAGGACCAAACCACCCCGGTGCCTGTCGTTACGCTGGGCAAGGAGCATTACCAGCACAAGAGCTATGGCCGCATCTTCACACCGGCGTTCGGTGTCTTGCAGTGGGTCAGCCTGACGCCTGACGTTGCTGCACCAGCAGCAGAGGCGCCGGCAGCAGCAGTGGAGGCTCCGGCCCCCGCAGGCCGTCGTCGTCGGGTAACGGTGTAATACGGGTGGGGGCGCTGTACGGCCCCTGCTTTTAATAAATTAAAGGACAAGCAAAATGAATGAAGACATATATCGAGGTTTAGCACTTCTAGCCAACGCTATTACGCCGGCAAACGCAAGTCCGGGCCACGACGAATTTGGTAATCACGTTTCTTCTTTAACCGAGGCCGTTATGGGTATAGTTTCAGGTTTGCATGAAATTGCAGAGGCTATTGAACACTTAGCTGATACCAACGAAAAATGATCTGGCTTGACTTCGAAACCCGTAGCCGCTGCGACTTACCCAGTCGTGGCGTCTACAACTACGCGCAGGACGCCAGCACCGAGGTGCTTTGCATGTCCTACGCTTTCGATGACGGCGAGGTACTTACCTGGTTGCCCGGTATGCCGTTCCCCGACATCAGCGGCCATCAAATCATGGCCCACAACGCCGCTTTCGAGCGGCTTGTCTTTTGGTATGTGCTATGCCCCACGCTCGGTATACCCGAGCCGCCGCTTGAGCAGTTCTATTGCACCGCAGCGCAGGCGCGGTCGAACTGCGCGCCTGGCTCGCTCGAGGACGTGGGCCGGTTTGCGGGCGCCAGCATGAAAAAGGACCATAAAGGCGCTCAATTGGTCAGAAAATGCTGCATTCCACCGTTCAAACACACCGAGCAGGACATGCAGGACTTGCTGGAATACTGCGCCCAAGACGTGCGCGCCATGCGTGCGGTGAGCAAAGGCATGCGCGACCTGAGCGCTGACGAGCTGACGGACTATCACGTCAACGAGCGCATCAACGACCGGGGCGTGCTGGTCGATGTTGATCTGTGTCACGCGGCGATGAGGTATAGCGAGGCCGAGCGCGTGGAAATCGAGGCGCGCGTCGTGGAGTTGACTGAAGGCATGGTCACGTCGG